CTACTGGCACTCAATAAATTGCCTAAACTCTTATAATACAAATCACCCATATATTGAATGTCACCCTTGGTCAAACTAATATAATTCTCATACCAAAACCATGGCAAACACATTTGTGCTCCCTCACTGGTACTGGAATCCAAAAATACATGTGGCTTTTGACTCAATTGTACTAAATCTTGATCCAAAAAATTCCTGGTTTGGGTAACTTCATCAAATGGTCCCCTCATGGGGTTGTATCCTACCATTACTTTACCATAATGAAACTTGGTACCATTTATAACAAATTTAACACACAATTTGGCTCTAATCAATTCATAATTTGCCAATTTTGCTGCAACCCATGGGTCATCTCTCCATAACTTCCATGGATTTATTTTGTGAAATAATGGTTGATAAACCAACCAACTTGTGGTATCAATCTCTACTGGTCTGCCCAAATATGTTGCCAAATCTGCATTAATGTCTGTTGAAATATCCATGGTGGGTTCATATACTGAATCCACACCTGTCATCATACCTGCATTATCATCATTAAATGACACAATTTGCTGATCTACACTGGGTAGGGCTTCCATCACTGTTTGTCCCACTTCTTCTTCACCACTTTGTGGGTGGTACCAATACCCTTTCTGGTTGTTATCTTGATCTTTCCAATCTTTAAACTCTTTAAATATATCCCTATGTCCAATTGTCTTGTCTAATGGGTCTCCTCTATTTTCTCCAAACTTTTGGGTGTTTGAAATAACCCTTTTAATATAATTGTAAAAACTGAACCATAATTTAAAATCCAATTGTATGGGGGGTGTTCATTCCTACCATACTGTGTGGGGGTTCTACTATTTTATAACAAATAACCAACTTAATGTAACTAATGTTAATGGCCGGGGGTAAATACCCCCCCACATGCTCACACATGGAACCAATGTTAAATATCATGATCTGAGGTTAGAAAACCTGCCACTAAAAAATCCTCATTTTGTCAATCATATGGGATAAATAACATAAAAATTGGATGTTTAACGTCCTCCCGGACGGATGGCATACCATCATTTACTCATAACTGAGATATAACTGTTTGTTTCGGCCAAATTGGCCATGGTACACGGTGCTAACCTATTAAACCATCTATGTTGCTCTTTTCTCAACTGTCAACCACACTTATCTCATGTGGATTTATTGATACATCCAAATTTTATCACGGTGCAGAATATCACAGTACACCGAGTTGTTAATTACAACCATAGATCTGGTTTCTCACCTGATCAGTACAATTACTGATTGAATGGTATATAAAATTAATCATACTTCTCCTTCCATTCATCAACCTTATCATCAAAACTCATCTGCAATGTCTGGCACAACATACTTGTTCTCTTTGCCACTTCTTGCATCTGGGCTCTTCTCATTTCATACACATCTCTGCCATGGAAAAACCATTCTCTCAATGCTCCATCAATGTTTTGGGCTGCAACCTCCTCTGGGGATGCAACCTTACTCTTCAAAATGGAATGCAATGACTTGAAAATGCTTTTCTCTTCCAACATACCAACAACATGACCTAAATCCTCATCAAACCTATTCTTTCTCTTCAAAAAATCTGCTTGGGTGTCTGTCATCAATGGTACTGGCTCTGACTCTTTATCTGGCATGGTAAACTTCATATCATTGGCCTCCAAAAAACTGGCAAATGAAATATGATTAAACTTCTCAAATCCAACCATAAC